CAACAGTAGTTCTACATAAGTTAATAAATACATTACAGGATAAATTATGACAACTTACATTGGTTACAGTTCAATAAATGCAAATAAACCTAGGTCTACTAATTTGCCTTTTGGCGCCGGCGGAGGCGTAGGATCTACTATAAACCCTTATCTAATTGGAAATAAGTATCAACTAGTAGATACTCCATTGGTTGTACAAGATTTTATTAATGCTTTAAATATTCAAAAGGGGCAAAAAGTAGGTCAGCCAGGGTATGGAACCACACTGTGGACTTTTGTTTTTGAACCAAATACCCCGGATACTCAGTTTCAATTGGAAAGTGAAATCCGCAGAGTAGCTAATTTGGATCCTAGAATGATAGTAAATTCAGTAAATGCTTATCCACAAGAAAACGGGATATTAATTGAAGTTGAAATGGCTATTGCACCCTTTAATAACGCCTTTGCATTGAGTGTATTTTTTGATAACGCAACTAATCAAGCAGTATTACGCTAACCCTAAAAAACCCTAGTTCTCAGGTATGATAAATACTTAAAAGAGAATACTTATGGCTACAAGTTCAAGACAATCAGCATTATTCGGGGTAAATGACTGGAAAGCCATTTATCAAACCTTCCAACAGGCCGACTTCAGAAGTTATGACTATGAAACATTACGCAAGACTTTTATAGATTACTTGCGTATATATTATCCTGAAACTTTTAACGATTACATTGAAAGTTCAGAATTTATTGCTTTGCTTGATGTTATATCATTTATGGGACAAGGTCTTGCCTTCCGTAATGACTTAAATGCCCGTGAAAACTTTATGGATACGGCTGAACGTAGAGATTCAGTTATCAAATTAGCTAATCTAGTAAGTTACACTCCAAAAAGAAACATAGAATCACAGGGTTATTTAAAAGTAACCAGTATTAAAACAACTCAAAATATTACAGACTTAAATGGATTTAATTTAAGTAATTCAGTAATATTATGGAATGATCCTGCTAATTCAAATTGGTTAGAACAATATAATACTATCATCAATGCATCACTAATTAATACACAACGAGTGGGGGTACCGGGTAACTCAGCACAAATTCTTGGAGTAAAAACAGACGAATATACTATTCAAATCCCAGCCGGCAGCTTACCTGTAATTCCATTCTCTACAAACGTCAATGGACTAAACATGAATTTTGAATTGTGTAGTGTAACTACAGTTGGTGAAGATTATGTTTATGAATTGCCACCTGCACCTACAAACAGATTCAATATGCTATATCGTAACGATAAACTTGGTTACGGTAGCCCAAACACAGGGTTCTTCTTTTACTTCAAGCAAGGCACGTTAACTAACTTTGACTTTGTATTACAAAATCAAATTGCTAATCAAGTAATCGACATTGACATTCAAGGTATTAATAATACTGATACTTGGTTATATCAAATCAGTCAGGTTAATGGTGGGTTTGGTCCATGGACACAAGTTGAAAATGTATATGCCAATGCATACTTACAAACTCAAAATAGTATTAGAAAAATATTCTCAGTGGGCAGCAGATTCAATGACCAAGTAAGTTATGTATTTGGTGATGGCGTATTTGGTGAGATCCCAGTGGGTAACTTTAGAGCATATGTTCGTGCAGGCAATGCACTATCTTATACAATTGACCCAACACAAATGCAAGGCGTTAGTGTTAACATTAATTATGTCAGCAGAGTTGGACGTATAGAAACACTAACTCTTGGTTTAGCACTACAAGTTCCAGTATCAAATGCACAAGTACGTGAATCACTAGCTGATATTAAACAACGTGCTCCAAGTCGTTACTATACACAGAATCGTATGGTTAATGGGGAAGATTATAATAATTTCCCATACACCTTATATAGTTCAATTATCAAATCAAAAGCTATCAATCGTAGTAGTGTTGGTATAAGTAAAAATTTAGATTTGTTAGATCCAACCGGAAAGTATTCTAGCACTAACAGCTTTGCTAACGACGGCGGCACATATTTAAATAATAATGAAGGTAGTGCTTTATTTGTTATTAACAGTACCAGTGATATTATTACTTTCTTAACAGACACACTAGCATCAATATTAGCAGACAATAGATCATCTCAATATTACGTTCAAAATTATCCTAGATATAATATCAATACTGCGTCAGGTGATGGTACCACTTATTGGCAAACCAAAACAGTTAATGCTAATAGTATGACTGGATATTTTTATAATATTGTGAATGGTGGGGATAATCCAATACCAGTTGGAACTTATTCAACATACAATGCAAAGTACATAACAAAAGGCGCCATGTTAAAATTCACAGCACCTTCCGGGTATTACTTTGATGTTAATAACAGATTAGTAAATGGTGTTCCTAGCCCATCAGATGCTACCTATATTTGGACTACAGTATTAAATGTTGTAGGTGACGGTTATAATAATGGTGCAGGTGGATTTGCAAATGGAACAGGTCCGATAACATTAAATGCCTATATCCCTACAACTGCAATATTGTCCGTTGTTATTCCTTCATTCAGTAATACTTTGCCTAATACTGTTATAAATGAGTGTATCACTAGAATTGAATTACAACAAGATTTTTCATTAGTGTTTGATAATTCATTAACTATTGCACAAACTCGCTGGAGTGTACAACCATATAATGCTACTAATTATTTTGTAAACTTTAACAGTACTGGATATAATAGATATACTGTTACATATCGTTCATTGATTTACTATTTTGGTAGTGTAGCAGATACCCGCTTCACTTATGAATTAGGTAAATTAGTATATGATCCATTTACAGGAAAAATTCTACAAGATTATGTAAATGTATTAGCAACAAATACACAACCAAGTTCTAATTATCCATTAAATAAAGCCATTGCTACTAGTATCATTGGTCAAACTGTACAATCTGACGGGTATATAAATGATTTTGAAGTTGAAATTGCTAGTATTGATACTAATGATAGAAGTATAATTCAAAATCCAGACTTCTTCAACGAGGTAACTGGATATGTTACTGGAAATACTAATATTGGTATATATGCATTTTTTGAAGAAGTGCAAGATGCCATTAATTTAACTCGCTATCAATTGATAGCATCATCTGATGTAAAATATCAATATCCAACAAAAACACAAATTGAAGTTGTAAAATATGAATATCCAGTTGGAACATTATTTTATGCCTACACAGATAATGTATTTTATATAACTGTGCAAGATCCTACAATTGTAACTCCATACTATACTTTAGTTGCTCAGCCGCAATATAGTATGAAGCCTGGTCGTCAAGGATTGCAATTCCAATACCGTCACAACAGCAACAATACTACACGTATTGATCCTGCAACAACAAACATTATTGATTTGTATGTAGTTACACAATCATATTATACTGCTTATCAAAATTGGATACAAGACAGTACTGATACTGTTCCTATGCCAACTCGTCCAACCATAAACGAATTAAGTCAAAGTTATCCTAAGATACAAGATTATAAAATGTTAAGTGATAGTGCTATCTTGAATAGTGTGGTGTTTAAACCATTGTTTGGGCCCAAAGCCGCCGCGGCATTGAGAGGCACAATTAAAGTTATTAAAAATTCCAATACAAATGCTAGTGATAGTGAAATTCGCAGCGCAGTATTAACGCAGATGGATAATTATTTTAATATTAACAATTGGAATTTTGGTGACACTTTCTATTTTAGTGAATTAAGTGGATATATTCATACTCAAATAGGAGAATACGTTAGTTCTTGCGTATTAGTTCCGAATGATCCAACTATGTCATTTGGAGATTTATATGAAATTAAATGTCTGCCGTACGAAATATTTGTAAATGCAGCAACAGCAAATGATGTACTTGTTATTGCAGCACTTACTCCTGCCGAATTACAGATAGCATAAGTAATATATAACCACAAAGATTTTCAAAAATGGCAACAAGAATTAGAACATTAAATTTTCTTCCCGAAATATTTAAAACCCCAACCAATAGTCAATTTTTACAGGCTACGTTAGATCAATTAACAGCACAACCCAATATTAAAAAGATAGAAGGTTATGTAGGTAGTAAATTTGGGTATGGTGTTAATGCCAATGATTATTATGTAACAGAACCTACCAAAATTAGAACAGATTATCAATTAGATCCGGGTGTTGCTTTTTTAAAAGAAAATGATACTACTGCTACTGATTTTATTAGTTACCCTGGTATTGTTGATGCATTAAAACTTGAAGGTGGGCTAACTAATGATAATAATAGACTGTTTAATAGTCAATTCTATTCATGGGATTCATTTACTAATTTAGATAAAATTATTAACTTCAATCAGTATTATTGGTTACCATCTGGACCTGAACGTGTAGTTGTATCTACTGATGTAATCTATAATACTTCAGCATATGCAGTTCAAAGTTTAGCAAACGAATATTTAATAACATCCGAAACACTTACTAATCCAAGTGCCAATCCATCACTAACATTACTAAGAGGTGGTACATATACATTTACAGTAAATCAAGATACGCAGTTTTGGATTCAAGGTGAACCCGGTGTAACTGGATTTAGCCCAACTGAACGAAATGTTCAAACTCGTGATGTGTATGGAGTTGACAACAACGGTGCTAGAATTGGTGTAGTAACCTTTACTGTTCCAAGTAAAGATGCCTTAAATGAATATAATTTTCCCAACGGCCCTAGTGTAGGGGTAGTATCTACTTTACCTTTTAGTCAAGTTAATGGTGCGCTTGTAAAATCCATTGGTGGCATTGATGGTATTACCGCGTTAAACGGACTAACTGTAATGTTTTACGACACCGGAGAACCAGATGAAGTAGCGTATGTAAATCAGTTCTATGATCAAACACTATATGACCAGGACGGCGGCGTAACATATAACTCAACCACAGATTATCCAGGTTCAGCAATATTTGATAATAACTTTGAAGGTGGATATTACACCACAGTAAATCAAAATTTTTATACAATCACACTATTAGGGGATGAGGCTAATCCGCAAATTCAGCTAACACCATCTGGTCCAATACCCAACAATCAAAATATAACACCTTCATTTGGTGTTAATTATGCCGCAAGAAATTTCTATAGAAATAGTATAGGTACTATATCTCTAGTCCCGTACAATAGTGCTATACTAGATAGATTATATTATCAAGACGGCACTAATCCAAATAAAGTTGGTATATTAAAAATTGTAGATAGTAATGTCACTAATACGTTAAACATATTAACACAAATTTTAGGAAAGAAACAATATACTGCACCAAATGGAGTAGTGTTTACCAATGGCTTAAAAGTATTGTTTCAAGGTAATGTGTATCCAGAAAGTTACAACAATGTAGAATATTATGTTGAAGGAGTGGGAACAGCAATTGAATTAATTCCAGTAACTACTTTAGTTACGCCGGGTTTATTTTCAGAAGGAACATACATTCCATATGATACCTTGCCATATGATGTTGGAAACTATGATTCAAGTTTAAACATTCCAGTGGAACAAGATTATATTACTATTGCTAGAAATTCAATTAATAAAAACGCATGGTCAAGAAGCAATCGTTGGTTTCATATTGATGTAATTAAAGCCACAGCAGAATACAATAATAGTCCAGATTTATTTACACAATTGGCGACGTTAGATAGCAAAGCTAAACGTCCTATCATTGAGTTCTATCCAAACTTAAGATTATTTGATTCTGGTACATATGGTAAAGCACCAATTGACTTTATGGATACTCGCACCACTGACGCATTTAGTCAAGTGGCAGGACAACCTGATTACTATCCGGATGTTGCAGGGTACACAACTTATAATGCAGTAATCGAACCAGTTACCGGTGCAATAACTACTAGAACCGCAACAGCAACCACTGCTGTAGTAAATACAATCACATTGAGTAGTACAGTTGGATTGCACGTTAATGATACTATTCAGTTTACTAGTACTACGTTTGGTGGAATAACACTAAACACTACATACTACATTACTAGTATTGTTGATTCTACTATCACAATTTCAACATCAAAACAAGGATCTACACTCTCATTATCAACCGCTAGCGGGTCAATGACTACTAGTGTGTATCCATACAGTACAACAATTACAATTCCTACTGACGATGTATCTGGATTGTTTGAAGTTGGTCAGTATATAACTGATTCTACAAATTTACTACCTACTATAACTTATATCACAGATATAACGACAGTAAGTTCAGATACTATAATTACAGTATCATGGGATAAAACAAATGCAACTATCGCAGCAACTTCAATTGCGTCTATGGTTTCGGCTGATACCCCATTGTCTAACTATGCATTGTTTGACGGATCAAGAATAGTTTTTGCAAAAGATACTAATGTAGAAGTTAGAAATAAAATATATGTTTCTCATTTGTCAACTATATCAGGATCATCAGTTCCAGTAATTACACTTACTGAAGCCGACGACGGCACTGTATTAGCAGACGAACAAACTGCTGTGTATAGAGGATATACTAATAGAGGTAAAGATTTTTATTTTGACGGACTATATTGGGATCTTTATTTTAACGGTCTTTATTGGACAGCACGTGGGCAACAAAAAACTACAGTTAACCAACCGCCTAAGTTTGATGTATTTGATAGTAATGGTATAAGTTTTGGTAACCCAGCATATTATCTTGGTACATCGTTTATTGGTTCAACTTTATTTGCCTATGGCATAGGAACTGGACCAAATGACACAGTGTTGGGTTTCCCACTGCGCTATAGTTCAGTAGATAATGTGGGAGATATAAGTTTTGATGTTACATTAAATAGTCAAACTTTTACCTATGTTTCTGGCATATCACCAATAACAACAAAAGTAAACACAGGGTATGTATATAATTACACGGATAGAATTACCCGAATAAGACAATTAGGTTGGCAAACTGCGGTATCCCCCAGTGTACAATATCAAGTTTTTGAGTTTGATTGGAACCCTATAGATGTAGGTACTGATTTCGTGTGTGACGTTCCGGCTACATACAGTACTACAACAAATTGGCCATTGGTTCAAGTTTATATTAATAATACATATATTCCTAGCACCGACTATACGGTCACTGTTACTGACACTACCACTAGCATAAACATTCCCGCATTGACTATTACTACCCCGCCGACGGTTATTCAAGTTTTGATATTAAGTGATCAAGTAAGTCAAACTGCATATTATCAAACACCAATTAATTTAAATAACAATCCGTTAAATCAAAATATTACTACTGCTAACATTGGTGATATCCGCGGTCAATATCAAAGTATTTTCTTTAACAACCCTGATACTGCAGGTGAAGTATTTGGCCCTAATAATTACCGTGACTTAGGTAATCTAGTTCCGTGGGGTAATAGAATTATTCAGAATAGTGCTTCATTGGTATTACCTGGTACATTCTTACGTAAACAAAATCATAATCTGTTTAATGCATTATTGTATAATAGCAGACAATATATTACTTTTAAAAATTTATTAATTGATACGGTTAATAAATCTGATTATACTGTTTATCTTACTGCATCTACAATGTTAGATGACGCATTAGATAAAATGAACGCTGCACATACAGATAGTGATGCTTTCTTTTGGAGCGATATGCTACCACAAAAAGCACCATACATTACAAACACATATAGTTTTGCAAATTCATTAGATGTTAGTATCTACCCATTAAGTAGAATTTACAATTATGCAACATCAAATTATTATGGTGTACTAGTATATTTGATTCGTAACGGAGTACAAACACAACTAATTAAAGGAGTTGACTACACAGTAAGTTCAGATGCTCCTTCATTAACTGTTACGTTGGATTTATTACCCAATGATCAAATCATAATTAATGAATATAATCAAACATACGGTAGCTTTGCACCAAACACCCCTACTAAATTGGGATTGTACCCTGCAACTATACCTAGCGTAACTTTAGATACAGCTTACTTTATCCCTACATATTTTATAGTTGGACACGATGGTTCATATAATAAGTTATATGGTGAGTATGATCCAGGTACTGGCAAATTAGAAGATTTCAGAGATCAAGTATTACTTGAATATGAAAAAAGAGTTTATAATAATTTAAAACTTAGCAATGTTATTCCTATACAAGCATATGAAGTATTACCGGGCTTCTTTAGAAATACTGGATATTCATATGATGAGTTTTTAGAAATATATAGTGAATCATTTTTAAATTGGGTTGGTGAAAACAGAGTAAATTATAAGACACAATTATATTCAGCCAATGGGCAATACAGTTATAATTATACCTTTAGTGGTAATAGATTAAATGGCAAACCCATACAGCAAGGTTATTTTAGAGGATTGTATCTATTTTATTATGATACTAGTACCCCAAATGCTACGCCATGGGAAATGTTAGGTTATGCAAATCAGCCAGACTGGTGGGTAACTCGTTATGGTCCTGCCCCGTATACAAGTGATAACTTAGTATTATGGGGAGATTTAGCAGCCGGAGAAGATTGGGGAACTATTGATCCAGTTACTGGCCGCGGAGTTGTTTTGCCAAAATATGTACGTAATGGATTATTAAATGTTTTACCGGTTGATAGTCGCGGTAATTTAGTTTCCCCGATTAATTCTATCGTAGGTAATTACGATGATAATACTTTCAGAAATGATTGGCAAGTGGGTGATGTTGCCCCAACAGAATTTAGCTATCGTAGAAGTAGTTCATGGCCATTTGATTTGATGCGTATATTAGCATTAACCAAGCCTGCAGAATTTTATAATTTGGGAGTAGATGTAGACAACTACAAATATAATTTTGAATTCGATCAATATCTAGTTAACAATAGAAGTCATTTAGTAGTTAGTGATATTCCAATATATGGATCTGGAACTCCTGCAACTAGCTATATCAACTGGATTGTTGATTTTGAGAAACAAGTTGGAGTTGATGCAACTACAAATATTACTAAATTATTAGATAATTTAGATGTTCGTTTAGTATATCGTTTAGCTGGATTTAGTGATAAAACTTTATTGAAATTTTATGTCGAAAAAAGTTCAGCAAATAGCAACAACAGTTCACTATTAATTCCTGACGAAAGCTATAGTGTATTATTATATGATAATCAACCGTTTGACAGAATTGTTTATAGTGGAGTAGTAATACAAATTGCTGCAATTGATAACAATCCTTTAAAAGGAACATGCTTTAAAGTATTTGGCAATTCACAAACTAATGCATATTTTAAAATATTAACTCCAAAATTTGGAGGTCAAACCGAAACAATCACAGTTGAGGGAGTAACTGTAAAAGTTACTAACGATTATTCTGATAACGTTACAGTAGTTCCATATGGCACTTTGTTGTATTCAATACAGGAAGTTTCACAATTCTTAGTTAGTTACGGAAAATATTTAGAAAGTCAAGGGGTAAAGTTTGATCAAATAGAAAACGGTGTTCCCGTTAATTGGCCTCAAATGGTTGCCGAGTTCCTATATTGGTCTCAAACTGGTTGGGAAATTGGAAGCATTACCACAATAAATCCAGCTGCTAATACATTTGCTATTGATAAAGATAGCCATATAGTACAACCATTAACATTTAGACAATTGAATTTTGTTTTAAATCAAGAATTATATCCAATTCAAGCAGTGGATTTAACAGTAATTCGTGATGGGACGTTGTTTACTGCTACTCCAATGAACGTTGGTGATACTATTGCGTACGGACAATTCAATATCAGTAATATCGAGCATGGAATTGTATTTGATAATGTAACATTATTTAATGATATTATCTATAACTTAGTTACCGGGTTACGTCAAAATAGAATTTATGTTCGAGGAACAAAAACTGCTGATTGGAACGGCACACTAGATGCGTATGGGTTTATCTTAAACCAAGATAATATTGCTGAATGGACAAGAGAAATAAAATATACTAAGGGTTCAATAGTAAAATACAAAAACAAATATTGGACAGCATTAACTATTATTCAAGCAAAAGAAATATTTGATGAACGTGATTGGAAACAAACCGATTACAATCAAATACAAAAAGGTTTATTGCCTAATAGTCAAACACGTTCATATGAAAGTACATTATACTATGATGTAAATAATGCAAATTTAGAAAATGATGCAGATTTATTAAGTTTTGGCTTAATTGGATATCGTCCAAGAGATTATATGGCATTAGCCGATCTTACCGATATAACTCAAGTTAATGTATATCAAAATTTAATTAAAGAAAAAGGTACCAAAAATGCTGCAAGTGCATTTAAAGGAGCAACACTGGCCCAAGGCGGAATTGATTACGATCTTTACGAAAATTGGGCTATCAAGTCAGGTGAGTTTGGTGGCGTACTAAATGATAATTTCGTTGAATTTCAGTTAAAAGAAAGTATACTAACCGGAAACCCAACTATAGTTGGTCTAACCAATGGCGCATCTATTTATGGTGTACAACAAGAAGTACCTGTATATCAAATTACTAATTACGGTAGACCAATAACTAATGCTGAAGTATTGCCTACTATTTCACCTACTCAACCATCTACCTTATTACCTACTGCCGGGTATGTTAATTTTAACGATGTTAAGATGGCAAGTTATTTTTATTCAGGGCTATCATCTGGTATAAATTCAACTGGTACTGTTATCCCTATCAATCAATTTTATGTACGTGATTATACATGGGTAGCAAATTATCTATCAGAATGGAAAGTATTTACTCCGGCTAGTTTGGGAGGAGTTATTGCTGCTAGAAATAATTTAAATGGCACGGTAACTATAACTTTTAACCAGGCACATAAACTAAGTCGTTATGATTTGTTTGCTATTGTTAATTTTAATATCAATATTAATAATTATTATCTTGTGGCAGCAGTAGTAGATCCGTTTAATGTTATTATCAATCTAGCATTACCTACTCAAATAACTAGTATCACTGGATTGGGTATTGGCTTTAGAATGCAAAACCAACGTGTAGCAACTGCACCTGAAATTGGTGACTTGCCATTATTAGACAACGAATTTAACAAACTTAAAGTTTGGGTAGATACAAATAATGACGGTAGCTGGGCAGTATTCCGTAAGAGTTTAAACTATCAGTATGATAAAGAAATACTAAGAGCAAACAGCCAATCATTTGGTAGCGCAGTAGCATATACAACTGATATGGGCTATCTAATTGGTGATGCTGATGCAGGTGAAGTTTACAGATACAAATATAATACTTTTACTGATTCGTATGAATTAAATCAAACCATTAGTCATGGCGCATCGTTTGGTTCTACTATTTCATATACAGATGATTTCTTTATTATATCAGAGCCAACTAGTGCTAAAAATGTTTATGTGTATCAATTGATTACTACATTGTTAGTTAACCGTGTTGATTTATATCAAACCATTTCTGCTCCGGTAGGAGTTACAAACTGGGGTAGTTCTACTACATTGTCAGGTGATAAGAATTGGTTGTACATATCTGACATTGATAACGATAGTGTTCATGTTTATTTCAAGTCGGCAGTTACTGATTTATATGAGCCGGCATACATCATTGATGGTGATGCATTGAGTTTAACTTCCGCCGGAGATCAGTTTGGTTACTCAATATCTACTGATTATTATGGTGATACTGTAGTTGTTGGAGCACCATATCAAAATTATGATAGTGCAACTGAGAATTATGGTTATACTTACGTATTTGATAGAACAGTTCAAAACTTTGAAGCACAAAACTCTGGACAATCTTATATCCCGTTACAGTTTCAATTAGCATGGACCCCAACTACTGATTCACAAACAGCAACTGCGACAGCAGCATCCACTGATAGAATCACGGTTGGTAGTAGTTCTGGATTTAATATTGGTGATCCTGTAGTATTCTCTGGAACATTATTATCATCTGGTGCCATTCAAGCAAACACAGTATATTACGTATTTGATAAACCAACTGCTACTACATTTAGAATTGCTAAAACATTAACTGATTTAACTCCGGTTGATTTAGTAACTAGTTCAGGCAGTATGTCAGTTACAGTACAAACAATGCCGTTGTTTGTTTCTGTTAACGGAACACTAATTGATAATAGCAACTATGCTGTTATAGATTCTACTTTATACCTTTACAACTATGCCACTTCAATAATAAATGCAGGTGACATAATTAATGTAAGTGGAATGAATTTTGTATTAGCACAAACGTTAGACAATGGCCAAACTCCAGCAATTGGTGTTGAATTTGGAACAAGTGTAGATACTAATAAGTTTGCAAATGAAATATTAATTGGTGCACCGTTTGAATTGAACAGTAAGAATTATGAAGGCGCAGTACACAGATTTACAAACGGTGGAGAAAGCTATGGCATAATTATTGGAACTGTAGATTGTAATATAACTACAGATAGAACAATTTTATTAAATGGTTATAGCGTTACACTACCAGCCGGTGATGCAGTTTCCGCAGCTAGCACCATTAATTTAGCAAACATTACTAATATTAGTGCAACTAGTTTAGACGGCAAATTAATTATAAAATTAATCAATGTTGATTTAAGCACCCCAAATAATAAATTATCATTAACTGCGACAGAAACAGTAGCATTTGCAGAGATGGGTATAACTGTCTTTACCGAGACGCAAGTAATAACTTGCCCACATCCAACTGGTAGAACACAATTTGGTACAACAATAAAATTTGATAAATCTAATTCAGGTTCATTTATAGCAAGCGCACCAGTTGGAGCAAGATTTGCTGCTACTACGTTCGACTTCACAGATGATGAGTTAGACAATGATACAGTATTTGACAACAACGCAACACAATGGGTCGATACTTTCCGTAATGCAGGCGCAGTATATATGTTTGATTACTTATCTACATATAATGAAAGTTTATCTGCACCTGGCAAATTTGTATATGCACAAAGCACAAATGCACATGATTTAGATTATGGTTCACAGCCATACTATGGTACTGCATTAGATTTCAACAGCAATCGTGTTACAGTGGGAACCCCTAACTTTGCTCCAACCCAAATGGCTAACGACACTAATGGACAAGTGGTAACATATGTAAGTTTAAGTAGTGAGCCTGATTGGTCAGTATATAGAAGTACAAGTGCTATTGTTGATGTTAATAGTTTGGGCCCAATGCAATTGTATAGTGCAAGCACAAATGAAACCTTAGAAAACTTAGATTATTTTGATCCATGGCAAGGCAAACTATTAGGTGCAGTTCAACAGAACATAGATGTTATTTCCAATGTTGATCCAGCTGGATATAATGATCCAAGCTATACTCAAGGTAATGTAGTTTGGGGATCAGAAAAATTAGGTACAATTTGGTTTGACACCACCAACACTCGTTTTATGAATTATCATCAAAATGATGTAACATACAATAGCCAATGGTGGGGCAGAGTGTTCCCGGGAAGTAATGTGTCTGTTTATACTTGGGTTACTAGTAATGTTCCTCCAGGGCAATATCCTGGACCCGGTATCCCGTACAGTAACAATTACAGCGTACATGGCGTAATTAATGCTGAGGGGTTAGTAGTGCCTGTATATTATTTCTGGGCAAGAAATACTAATGTTATAGTTGAGAAAAGAGATAAAACTCTAGCGGACAGCACGTTACAATTATATATTGCTAATCCAGTGGGTACCGGTATCAGTTATCTTGCACCGTTGTTACCAAATGTATTTGGTTTGTATAATTGTTCTTCTTATATAAATGCAAACGATACAACATTGCATATTGGATACCAAACTGGAACAAACGATGACGTAGTGCATAATCAGTATAGTTTAATTAGAGCAGATTATGCTGATGACTTCTTGCCGGGTCTTCCAGGCACCGGCGCAGCATATCAATATCATGGCGCAGTAGGAATAAGAGAACCAGCCGGACTATACAATAGAATGCTAGACAGTATGTGCGGTGTTGACAATTATGGTGCAGTTGTTCCTAACCCATTGTTGCCAAAACTAGTTCAAACTGGTGTGTTAGCAACCCCAAGACAAGGTTTCTTCTACAATAGATTTGGGGCGCTAAAGAATTATTTACAATTTGCTAACCAAGTATTAGCACAGTATCCTATAACTGAAATAAGAAATGCTGTATTATTGAATGCAGCAAATCCCACACTATATGCTACTATAGCAGCGGGTAATTTTGTTATTAATACTGAATATACAATTACCACATTAGGAACAACTGATTTTACTTTAATAGGCGCCGCGTCAAATACAGTAGGTTTAGTATTTGTTGCTACGGGTAGTGGAACAGGCACAGGCACTGCAACAACATTAACATTCTTACCTGGTAAAAAATATGACACTAAAAATTATTGGAATTATATAAATTGGTGGGCTACTGGTTATAATGACAATACTAAATCATCATTGCAAGTTCCTATCTATGCCGACTTGTCTACTTTAACTGTTCCGGCTGGAACTATTGTAACCGTTGCATCAAACAGTGCAGGCAATAGTGAAACATATGTACGCAACGTTGATGGTAATTGGACACGCATTGGATTAACAAACGGTACAATAGAGTTCAGTAGCTATCTTTGGGATTATGCAAGTGCTAGATTAGGATTTGGTAATAACTTTTTTGACACCACTCCATACGATGAATATCCAAGTGAAGAAACAAGAAATATAGTTCGTTCATTGAATGAAGAAATTTATACTAACGAATTATTAATCTATAGAAATGAAAGTTTAATATTATTATTTGAATATATTCAAAGTGAAACAGTTGAAAATCAAAATTACTTACCATGGCTAAACAAAACGTCATTAATGGATGTTTCCCACACAATTAGAGAATTGTTGCCATTAGAAGTATTTCGTTCGGACAATCAATTGTTCTTAGAAGGATACTTGAATGAAGTTAAACCATATCACGTAGTGATTAAAGAATTCTTATTTAAGTATACTCGTACTGATGTATTTGAAGGAGACATTACTGATTTTGATGTACCATCAGAATATAATTCTTCATTACAACAATTTATATCACCGGAATTAGTGTATAATAGCCCAAGCGGCGACAATCAATACTTGCCCACTGATCCAATCTGGCAAACTGCACCATACACTCAATGGTTTAATAATTACGGATTGAGCATTGGTTACAGAATAGAAAATAAAATAGTAGGGGAAACTAACTACCCTATTACTAAGTTAGCATCATACATGTCATTGAGTTCTAATTCATTGTATGTAGATAATGTCTCTGGTTTCCCTGTAACAGGAGAAATACTAATTGGTAGTGAAATCATATCTTATAGTTCAAGAGATTTATCTACTAATCAATTGTTGGGATTAGCTAGGGGCGCCAGAAGTACTACAATAGAACAACATATTCCCGGAGAACAAATCTTTATTGACTTGCCTGCGGTTATAGTATTAGATTCTGGAAGAGGGTATACCGAGCCCCCTAGGGTCACCGCATACATTGATACTACTATATATCCTGCACCAAGAGTAGCGGCACAATTACAACCTATTATGGCATTGGATTCTGTTATAGGAGTTACTGTCATAAACCCAGGCGAAGGATATGCAGTTTTACCAACAATAAAAATTGATCCTGCGTTTGTAGTAACATTTGACGGGGCTAGTGTTGATATACTTAATAATACAATTAATTTAGATGCTCCATTATTGCAGACTGGTGATACAGTAATATATTATCCGGCTGCAGGTTCTACTGGTGTTGGTGGATTAATTGCTGGACAAAAATATTATGTAGGTGTGCTAGAAACGTCACCATCAACTATAATTGCATTGTACACTACATATGTTACATTGTTAAATGACCATGATAGAGTACTATTGACTAGCGTAGGATCTGGAATACAGAAACTTAATGTAAGTGCAATCGCATCTTGCATTACTACTTCTACCCCAACTAGAGAAAACACTATAAAATTACGCTATGATAGAACATCATATACTACTCAAGTAATTGATTGGGTTCCGTCTGGATTTTATGGTTCATTTTATGCTGGATCATATAATGATAGCATAAATGCTGCATCGTCATCTATTTTATTACCGTATGATCAAGCTAATGCATCTCCCCCAGTGAGTACAATGCTAGCTAGTAATAAGGGTGTTATTTTTTCAATATTGGATGTAGAAAATAACCAAACACTAACCTGGTCATCACGTACTAGAAATACAATTCAAACATATGGCCCTGCAACATCTTACCCTAATGCAATAAGAATTAACCCAAGTACAGGTGGTTCATCTGTTGATTTATTATTAGGGTCAACATTAGGTTTCTACATTGGAATGCCAGTTAAGTTTGTAGGAAGTGGTGTTCCTTCAGGTAGTCCAATAGTTCCTTCAACTCCTGATAATGTTACTCCTCCCTCTACTACAATATATTATGTAGAATCATTGGTTAAATTGCCTAAACTAATAAATGCGGGTTCTTTTGTTACTGGAATTGTTTATACGATTGTCTCAGTGGGCAATACTAATTTTGTGGCAATAGGTGCTAGTTCTAATACAGCGGGTGTTGTTTTTACTGCAACTGGGGTAGGGTCTGGTTCGGGCACAGCATCTGATGCTAGATTTTTAGAAGATACTGGCTTTACTATGTGTACAACAGTTGACACAAATGGAGTCCCTGTCCCAGGTAATACCGTGGTGATGAATACTGCAACTGTTGGCACAGCAGGTCTTACTTTATATGTAGGACAGTTGAATAACACTGCAATAATGACAGTTAACTACGATGGCATTAGAACAGTAACAGCAACTACCACTGCTACTAATGCAATTACTGTCCCGTTAAATATCACTGGTGAAGATGGAACAAATGCATTCTATCCCGGACTTCCTATATTCTTTACCGGAAATGTTTTTGGCGGTGTCATAGAAAACGACAATTATTATGTAACGACAGTTATTGACTTAGAGCATTTCACAATGTCTACAAGTAATACTCCAGTGACTGCAATAGTAACCGCAACAAATAACTCAGGATATGTTACATCTGATAGCACAGATGGATTATTGGTTAATACACCAATCATATTCACAGGAGCAACGTTTGGTAATATAGTTGCAGGAACTACTTACTACGTAAGAGAAGTATTATCAGGGACAACTTTTTCTATCTCTACTTCAATTAATGGAAATCTGTTTACATTAACTACACAGACTGGTTCATGTACAGTTACAAGTCAAGCTGGCACAGTAAAATTAACTACAGGCACTGGGTCAATGACATTGAATATGGGACTACCAGTAAGCCCAGGTCAAATTAATGGTCAACAATTTACATTGTACAAAACGTCCGGCGAAAAAACTGCGGTGTCAGGAACTGTTTCTAATCTAATAGAAAGAGATATTACTGCAACACTAGCTACAGTTAACCGAGTATGTTTAACAACACAAAGCGGTGGAGTTACTAATATCTACACTAACATGCAATTTAACGTTGGTACTAATATTGGTGGGTTAACAACATCCGGCGGTCCATACACTGTCACCGGCGCGGACACAACTTCAATTACAGTTACCTCTACTCTTGCGGGGAATAAACTTAGATGTGCTGCTACTAATGTATTATATTCAGGCATGCCATTGTACTTTAGTGGCACTTCACTAGGTGGAGTAGAATTAGGCATTGTATATTATGTAAAAACAATATCCAACTCTACAGACTTTACAATATCGGAGTCAGCCGGAGGAAGTGTATTTACTGTTACCGCTGACAGCGGAACAATGATTGGCACCGGCGAAGCATACGTAACAGTAGCAGATACATTATCTGCTGCAACCGGACTAGTAACATTAACTCAAGCAGTTGGTACTACCCCAACGTTTAATGTAAGTTATTTATTGGGTGGATACTCAGCTACAGTAAAAACTGCTGGAAGTGGATATGCGGTAACAAATCTTATAACTATACCAGGACTTAGCGTAGGTGGAACTACTCCGACTAATAATTTAACATTACAAGTATTAACCATAGATTCAACAGGCGGGATAGCAACAACAATTGCGAGTGGAACACCAGCTGGGATAACTGAACAGTACTATGTTAAAGTCTATTCTGAAAATCAATTAGAATTATATGAAAATTCTAATTTAACCGTAGCAGTTAGTGGATTAAATTTCCCATACACGGGAGCAACATCAACCACAGTCACTGGTCTTTCGGGTACTGCTGTTACTGTTAATAATGTTAGTGAATTTGCTTTATATGATCCTGTTGTATTCACCGGTACTGTAACAGGTAACATTGTATTGGGACAAACATATTATATTAAAACTCTACCTGCTCTTACTATTAGTGAAACGCCAAACGGTAGTGCATTCACGGTTTATAGTGGTACTCTTACTGAATTAAGTTTTAATATGGCTAAGCAAGGTGATTATGCATTGTTGCCAGAACCATTCTTCTTTAATTCTAGCATTGTAAAATACAACAATCGCTTATATCAATGTATTGTCAGCAACAATGATCCTGACTTCATTTTTGGTAAGTGGGAATTATTAGATGCAGGAAGTTATAAATTAAATGCGTTAGATAGAATAACAGGATACTATCAACCGACGGTTAACATGCCGGGTGTGGATTTAACTCAATTAGTTAACGGGATAACTTATCCTAACTCAACTTACTTAGGTAATCCATTTGCCCCGGCGGATGAGTTTACCCTTGATACTATACTAACTGATAGACCATTCTATGCTACTGGATTAGATTTAAAGGCTATTGTTTGGAATGGGCTAACTTATCTAAGCGCAGCAGATACCAGTGATTATTCCTCAATCAATGCAAGTTCAGACAGTGAAACTTGGGCCATTGCACAGTTATCAAACTCAACTATCAATATTACTGATATGTTGTATACTGGAACAAAGTATGTCATAACCTGTAATAATAGTGCAACTCCTGTATTGACAAGTTCAGATGGATTTAATTGGAGCACAATTACTACATATACCCCATTGGGTCTAACAAGCACAATAATACCGTTGTCATTAAATAGTGTTGCATTCAACGTAGTTTATGTTGCGGTAGGTAATAGCATTATTACATCTGCTTTAGATTTGTCTGTTTGGGAAGAAACATATAGATTACCAACTACAACTACATTTAACGGCAATCCAGTTGCAGTAAGTAATATACTCAATGGTGTTACCTATGCAAGTACAACTGGATATTCTGGATTTGTCGCAGTTGGTCTAGGACAAACAACGTCGGGATCTAATTTAGTTAATGTAGCATTAATATATACTAGCCGTGATGGGTATAATTGGACTCAAGTAAACTTTACTGCTACTGTATACGGATTTAATTCAATTGCAAGTAACGGTCAAACAATAGCAGCAGTTGGTGATAACGGTATCATCTATACAAGTACAAATACTAATACATGGTTTGCACAAGCATCTGGTGTTACGGATAACTTAAATAATATCATTTGGGATAGTATTAATAGTGTGTTTGTTGCAGTAGGTGATAATGGAGTTATTTTAACTTCTGATATATTTGGTATTACTTGGACTGCCCGTACATCAGGCACTGTTAAAACATTAGAAAGTACTGTTTATAACGATGACAGCGGCGAATATGTTATTGTTGGGTTAAACAATACTGTATTACAAAGTAGTAATTTAACAACCTGGACATCAACATCTAATTTTGTAACACCAGAATCTGTGTATGATGTTCAAGGTGATACATTCACTGCTGGTTATGGTCCAGAAGAAATGGTTCCGGGCGTAGTTACTGATACTATTACTATGATTACTAACACTCGCCCGGGTACAAATTGGGATGAAACCATATACCAACATGTTGGGTATAATGTAGTTTCTTTAGAATTGACCCCAACAGCCGGCGAGCAGACTGAATATAGTTTTGATAACGCAACAATTATACCTACTCAGATAAGTGTATTTGTAATTGATTATGCTACTGGGTTAAGCACTACTATATATGATGGTTCAGGATATACTGTAGATTGGATTAACAAAGTAGTAACACTAACTACTCCGTTGAATTTTATCTCTCCGGGGACAGACACATTACGTATTGATATATATGAAGTTGGTAACGGCGACCAGTTAGTAAAATCTAACACACAAACTGATCCAATTAGAATAAATTCAACAACAGGATTCCAAGAGATATATGTGGATGCAAATTATACAGCAAGCATCTTTCAAGGATCGGGGCTAATTAGACCAACTACTGAACCCTTACAAGCTATTGCAGTTTCAACTAATTCAACCACAGACGCTATTACATGTGACAGTGTAAAGAATTTTATATTGAATAGTCCTATCACATTTAGTGGCGCTGTTTTTGGTAACATTGTAGAAGATCAAGTTTATTATGTAAAATCTATCAGTGGTTCAACAAAAAGAATTACTATATCATTAGCGGTTAATGGTGAAACGTTTGCATTATCAGATGACACTGGTTACATGACTGCTATTATAGAAGTTGGATCAGGTGTAGCATGGACTCCCCCTGCAATGTATTACAACGGTTCACCTTTAATACTTGGTACCACCAATGTAGTTACTAGAACAAAAGCAGTAATTAATACTATAACAACCAATTCAACCGGAACGATGGTTCCAAATCAACCAATTGCATTCAGTAATACTATATTTGGTGATGTAATTGTACCACATCAGGTATATTATGTAAAAACAATATATGATCCTAATGAATTTACTATATCTGAGACACAAGGTGGAGATACAGTAGAATTAACTGACGCCACCGGCGGAGCAATGTTTATTACTAATGATTATGCAATTGGATTAGCATCTAACGGAATTACTGCATCAATATTACTTTCAGCATCCTATGACAATTCAGTTGATTATTTGGCCTATACGTTGATGGGTGAAACACTACCGATACAATATGGATATACATTACCAACAATACAAACATTTACGGGTAATGGAGCAGCATCGTCATTTACATTAACAAACTATACTAGTGGAGATAATCCAACTAATGCTATTGTAGAAATTAATGGGGTTAGACAAAATTATTCGGCATATACCATAAGTGACGTAACTAATACAATTCTATTCAATAGCCCGCCAGCAAATGGTGATGCTATTGCAGTAACTACATATAACTTAACTGAGCGTCAATATTTTAATACGCAATATAATATTACTGGTTCTGGTGAAGGCACTGCAAGTATTACTATTAGTAACACCACTCATTTAGTAAGTAGTTTTGACCAAGATACCCCAACTGTTGCAACATTTGATGAAGATAGTCCTGCAGTAGTTTTATATGACCAAACATTAAATTATTTGACATTGGCTTCTGGATCAACTAGTAGTTTAATTGTTAATAGTGCTATTGTATTTGAAAATGTAATAGGTGGAATAGTTGCTGGACAAACATATTATATAACAGAAATATTGAATTCTACTGACTTTGTTATCTCAAGTCAAGTAGGTGGTCTTCCATTAGAAGTTACTACCGCTAGCGGCGCAATGACTAGCGTTGTGCGTGGATTAACAGTGGCCAACATTGTTGGCATTGACAATTCTATTAGTAACCCAGCAGCAATCACAGTTTCTGGAACAATAGCTGCCAGCGATTCAGTAATATGTAATTCTACTAGTGGACTAACACCAGGACAAGATATAATATTTAAAGCAGCTATAACATCTGCCGGCGACTTTGTTCTTACTTACCAGTATGAGATTATATCAATAGGTACTACTGATTTTACATTAATTGGTGCGGCATCTAACAC